AGAACCGGCCCGCGCTGTTGTCCGCGATCAGCGGCACCGACGACGGGTTCGTCCTGGTCGACTCGTCAGGGTGGCCGCGGGTGATCATGATCCCGGAACCCGGCAGCAGATAGCCGGAGATGTCGGTCCAGACGCCGGCCATGCTGAGCTCGTACCGCTGGTCGAGGAACCCGGCTGGGAACGCGGTCATGACTGGAGCCGGCCGAGCGCGACCTGCACCGAATTCGGGCCGCCGCCGCCGACCCGCCGGACCTCGAACCGCAGCGCACGCACCAGCTCCGTCAGCAGCGGCCCGTCACCGCCCTCCGCCCGGACGATCAGCTCCAGCCGGCCCAGGCCACCGGCCGCGCCCAGACCGCCCGCCGCGTACGCGCCGCCTGACACGCCCAGCGCCAGCCGGTGCGCCGCCGCGACCGCCGCCGGCCCGTAATCGTCGATCCCGGCAGTCAGCCCGAGCGCGATCATCCGGCCATGCTCGTAGAACACCCGCGACGGGGAGAAGATGTGCAGCACCGACGAGAACGCGTGCGACACGTCACCTGCCAGATTCCCGATCGTGCCCAGCAGCCCCCCGATCCCGGACTTGATCCCGCCGATCAGCCCCCCGATCAGAGCGGACCCGGCATTCCACAGCAGATGCCCGAAGCCGGAGACGACCGACGAGATGATGTGCACGATGCCGTGCCAGATCGACGACGTGACGTTCTGCAGGGTCTTGCCGGCCGCGGACCAGTGGCCCTGCAGGATGTCCAGCCCGGCGCCGACCAGGTCCGTGATCACCCTGACCGCAGTGGAGATCACCGTCCCGATCACGGTCCACACGATCCGGGTGACGCCCCAGATCACATCCCACGCCGCCTTCACCACGGATGCCACGACCTGCACCCCGACCGACACGACGGTCTTGATGATGTCCCAGTCCGCGCGGATCGCGGTCGCGATCAGGTCCCACGCGGCCTTCGCGATCCGCATGATCTCCTGCCCGTGGGCCTTCCAGAACGCGGACAGCACCGCGAGCTGCGCCTTGATCCAGACCAGCGGCCCGCTGATGAACCACTGGATCGCGGCGCCGGCGAGGTGCATCGCGTCGTGCCACACGGCGACGAAGTAATGCGCGACGTTGCCGACGATCTCGCGGACCAGCGCACTGTGCTTGTACAGCTCGATCATGCCGACGACCAGGGCCGCGATCGCGATGACGACCAGCCCGATCGGGTTGGCGTCCATCTCGATGTCCAGGATCGCCATCGCCGCCCCGGCGATCTTCGTCACGCCGGTGAACAGCGCCAGGCCCGTCACCAGGATCCCGACGCCCTTCGCCACATCCAGGAACGCCCCGGAGTGGGAGGCGATGAAGCCGAGGAACCGCTGCGCGACCGGCAGGACCTTGTCACCGATCTCGATCATCAGCGCGTCGAACGTGCCCTTCAGCCGGTCGACTTCCACGCCGACGGTCTGCTTCGTCTGGTCCCACGCGGTGCCGAAGTCGTGCGCGCCCTTGATGATCGCCGGATACTTCGATTCCAGCCGGTCCATGTTGCCCAGCAGCACGGCGAGCCCGACCCCGGCCTTCTTCCCGAAGTCGGCGACCAGCTGCTCGGAGACCTTCGTCCCGGTGATCCCGATCTTCGCGTAATGCCGCTGCAGGTCCAGCAGCGCGGGCATCAGGCCGCCGCGCTGCATGTCGGTGGCGAGCTGGGTGACGGACATCCCCATCGCCGCGAAATCCGCTTTCCCCTGCTTGGACGGCACCTGCATGGCCTGCACCGCCATCCGCAGTTTCGTCGCCGCGTCCGCGCCCCGGATGTTCAGGTCACCGAACGTGGCCAGCGCCGACCCGACATCGATGAGGGTCAGCCCAGATTCCTTCATGACCGGCATGAGCCCGGTGCCCATGGCCTCGGCCAGGTTCTGCATCGTCATGTCACCGGCGCCGACGATCGCGTTCAGCGCGCCCATCGCCTGCGCGTAGCTCTTGACGCCGGGAATCCCGGAGGCGACCGTGGATGTCAGCGCGTTCGTGACGTCGACCAGGTCCGCGTTCCCGACCTTCGCGCCCTCCGCCGCGATTTTCACCACGTTCAGCATCTGCGCCGACGACGCACCCAGCGACGCCATGTTGCTCGCGACGTGGAACAGCGACATCGACAGCGAGTTCGGACTGAAACCGACCTGCCCGGCGAGCTGCAGCACCCCGGCCTTCAGGCCGGCGAGCGCCGGGAGCGGCACCCCGGCCTGGGTGACCAGCATCTCCGTCGACCGCTGGAAGGAGATCGCCATCTTGATCGACTCGTAGCCGATGCCGCCGATCGCCGCGGCGACGCCGAGCATCGCCGTGCTGGACAGCCGGAACTTCGACGCCGCGCCCTCCGCCTGCGCACCCGCCGCGTCGGCCTTGACCCCGGCTTTCTCCTCCGCGTCACCCGCGACCGTGGCGCCCTCGCCGGCGCGCATCTCGGCCTCAGTCAGCCGGATCTGCGCATCAGCCTGCGCCAGCGTCGCCTTCGTATTCGCGTCCAGGGCCGCGGTGTAGTCCTCGGCGGTGTGCGCGTCGTCGGCCTGGACCTGCGCCAGCTTCGCCGCCGTGTCCTGCGCCTTCAGGCTGGCGTCGATGTAGTCCGACAGGGCCGCGGTAACGTCGTCGACCCCGGTCACGGCCTGCGCGGAGTCGGCGGTCAGGACCATGCTGATCGGCTTGCGGAGCGAGTCGCCCTTGAGCGCGAGGTCGTCGAGGACGGCGTGGGAGTTGCCGGGGTCGGCGACGATCGCCATCGCGATCGTCTTCACCAGCGAAGCCCCGCCCGTCACCCCTAACCCTCCTCTTCCGGCCTGCCCCTGCGTGCCTGGTGCTCCGCGACCCGCCGGTCAATCACCGAGCAGAACACGCGGAACTAATCCACCAGCAGCTTCCGCGCCACCGACGGCGGCATGCCGAACGCCTCCGCGAGCGGCACCATGTACTCCCACCAGGTCGCCTCCAGGTCCTGGCCGTAGAACCGTTCTAGCTGCCGTTCCCGCTCGGCGAGAGCTGCGGCGGGATCCCAGTCGGCTGGGAGGGTGGCCCCGGTGACGGGACTGTAGGAGGGACTCCTGCCGCACCGTCGGCGTCGGCGTTGTCGGCGGCCTGGTCCTTCCGCGCGGCCGCCTCCGCCTCGGCGAGCTGCTGCAGCTGGATCGCAGCCACGACAGCGTTCTGAAAGCTGATCGCCGGGAAACTCAGTCCGACGCACGGACCCTCGGTGCCTTCCTGCTGCAGCATCAGCCAGTAGAGCGCCCGCAGGCAGTGCGGGTCGACGTCGTTCAGCCCTTCCTGCCACGCCTTCAGCCCGCGGCCGGCGGGGTACTGAGGGTCGACGGTGCTGGACTTGATCACGAACGCCTGCTCGATCGTGACCTTGCCGGAGTCGATGGACCGTTGCCGGCCTTCAAACTCGATGATCATGAGGGGGTTTTCCTTCCGTCACTTGAATCCGTACTCGAATGCCCAGTCGTCGATCACCCGGGCCACGATCTCCGCCGCCGCCTCGAAGCCCTCATCGCCCGCCGGGCCCAGGAACGGATGCACCGGCCCGAGATACCAGTGCTTCCGGTTCCCGTACAGCGGATGCTTCGACGGGATCTCCGCCGTATACGCCGCAGGGCCCTTCGGCCCGCCCGCGACCACGTAGATCCCCGACCGGCCGCCCGTCACCCGCACCGACCCCGGCACCCGGGACGAGAACTCCGACGCGTTCGCCCGCGCCAGGCCCGCGATCAGCTCCCCAGCCTCCCGCAGCCGCGCCGACAGGTCCGCGCCGGCGGTGCCGGACAGGCCCATGCCCCGCACCGACGCGGACAGCGTCTTCAGCCCGGTCACCTGCACGCGGGCGTGGCCTTTGACCTTCACCCGGCCCGGCCGCTTGCGGTGCACCGTCATAGCAGGTCACGGCACAAGGTCGGTCGACATGTAGGAGACCTGGATCTGGTTGTCGACCTCGTCGTCGAGGCCGGTGAACGGCAGCGCCAGGTTGATGATCCCCGGCCCTGCCACGACCGGGCTCTCGCCGTCGAGGTGGATGTTCGGGATCAGGACCGCCAGGGTCGGGAAGTAAGTGCTGGCGATCGCGACCGGGCCGGTGAACTGCAGCAGCAGGCTCGCGGCGGTGTCGCCGTAGAAGATGTCGTAGTAGCTGGCCGCGGAGTAGAACTCGGCGTTGAGAGTGCCGGTGATGTCGCGAAAGTTACTCTCGAGCTGCTCGCCCTTGACCCCGGCCACGCCGGAGCCGCCGGTGCCGCCCGTGCCGGCGATGAACCACCGGGTGGTGTCCAGCGGGTTCGTGACCTTGATCGAGGCCTTGGTCACCCGCGCGGCCGCGACCGGGGTCGACAGGGTCGTCACGCCCGCGGCGGTCGCGAGGGTGCCGCCGGAGTAGATGGTGGCCTCGCGGAAGTGGAAGAACTGCTGCCCCGCGCTGTATGACGGCGCGGTGATCGCCGGGCCGGCGATGGTGCCCTGCGGATTCTCCGGCGTCAGCTCCTGCCACGCGTCGATGCCGAGAGTGAAGGTCGCGAACTTGTTGACCTCGGTGTCGAGCTGCCAGTCCGTGATCTTGGAGCCGACGTAGGTGAACGGGTGGACCACGCCCATGGAGTCGGGCTTCCCGATCTGGATCGTGGAGGTCTTGCCCGCCAGGGATCCGGGGGCGTAGGTCTGCAGGTACGCCGCCGACGACGCCTGCTGCACGACCAGCGGATTGGACGTGCCGCCGGTGATGCCGGGGGTGAACGCGCCCATCATGTGCTCCAGCCACAGCCCCAGCTGCGAGAACGGCGCGTCGAACACCAGGCCGCCCTTCGCCTCCCAGGACCCGACCACCCGCCGCGACGACCGGCGGAACAGCCCGATGCCCGCGCCAGGGCCGCCGCCCGACCCCGACGAAGGGCCGCGCAGGCCCTGGCCCTGCACCACGTTCTTGGCACCCTTGATGCTTTCGGAGTTGAACTCCAGGAAATGGGTCGGGGTCGCGGCGGTGCCGTTCGTCGCCTCGGTCACGATCCCCGCAGAACCGGCCAGGCCCGCGCCGAGCGGCGTCGGCGCCATTACTCAGCCCCCCCAGCCCCACCGTCGATGACGGGGATCTCGGCCGCGTCCTTATGCTGGCCGCACCAGCAGTCGTCGCCGACCGTCTCGCACACATCTCCCTCGCCCGACGTGGCATCGACGAAGTGGAACCCGTCGGCGATGAACCCGGGCGGCTCCGGCGCATCCACCGTCGCGCCGACCGCGACCCGCCCCAGGACCCCGTTGTCGATGTACCCGCCCTCGCACGGCGGGTTCCTGTAGTCACCCTGATACGCCGGGCCGACCGGGCGGCCGCGGCTGTCCGTCCCGTGCCGGGCACCCCCGTGCGGGCTGACGCACTTCACCTTCCGCACCACTGCCTCCTAGCTGAGCCGGACGTAGAAATAGATCTTGAAGACGCACACGGCCTCAGCGCCGCCGCCAGGCACCAGATCGGCGTACCACGCCGACTCGGCGAACTCCGACCACTGCACCAGGCCGCCCATCGTCGTATCACCCGGCCCGGCAGGCGGGACGCCGCGGAGCAGTTCCTCCACGACCGCGGTGATGGCCTTGCACCCGTCGCGGTGGACCTTGCTCGAGGTGTCGCCGGTCCAGTGCTTCGCCGCGCAGGTGATGTCACCGGCCTGGTTTCGGCGGGTCGCGTCGTTGCCGATGTACGCGAACGACTGCGTCGAGGTGCCGTACTCGCCGCCGGGGTTCTTCGGGTCGCAGCCGATCCACAGGCACTGCTCGACACCGGTCGCGTCCGCGGGCGGGACCGGGCCGTCGAACACCTGGACGCCGAGTGCTTTCAGCGCCGCCGACGCCTGGCACTGGGCGACGAGGTAGTCGGTGACGTCGGGGACGAGGTCGGTGGTGCTCACCGGCGGTCACCGGGCCTGCGGAGCTGCGGCCGGACCGCAGCCATGTGCTCGGCGTGGTGACGGTCGAGCTTGCGGTGCAGGTGCCACAGCGCCGGTGTCGCCCAGATGACAGAGGCGAGCAGGTTGGACCAGACCGCGCCGTCCGGCCAGCCGAAGTAGAAGACCAGGACGCTCACCGCCGCACCTGCCCGGCGATGCGTGCTTTCAGCGCCTCGTGGTGCTCGGCGGACTGCGCCATGCGCTCGCGATGGTGCCGCTCAGCCTGCCGGTAGTGCACCATGACCGAGCCGAACAGGCCGGTGAAGATGGCCGTCGCGCCGCCGAACCCGGACCAGCCGCCGGCCTCGTCGGTGTTGCCCATGATGTGCAGCAGCCAGTTCACGCGACCACCATCCGCGACGCGGCCAGCTCCGGCGTCAGCAGCTCATACGCACGGTTCGGCACCGCGAACCCGAACGGCGTCGCGATCGTCTCCTCATCACCGGTGCCGGTCCCGGTGCCGGTGCCGCCGCCCTCCACCATGTACAGATGCTTCAGGATGATCTTGCTCGCTTCGTAGATGCAGCCGGGGATCACCAGCCGGCCCGCGGTGTACTGCCAGATGTAGGACCCGTAGAGGAACGGCAGGCCCGACGTGTGGGTCACGATGCCGGTCGCCGGGTCGGCATAGAGCTGGGTGACCGGATAGGGGATGCCGTAGAACATCGTCGGGAACATCGGCGACGGCGGCGACGGGATCGTGATCCCCGAACTGGCCAGGCCGGGCGGGTACCCGGTCCATCCGACCAGGCCCAGCACCGGTGGCTTGGACAGGGCCTGCATCACGCCGCGGGATGGCAGTTTCTCGATCACGGTCTGCTGCATCACCGGGCCGCACCAGTACTCGATGACGTTGGTGACCGCCGCGTTGTAGCCCTGGATCTTCGCGTCATATGCCGTGGTGCCGGTGAGGTGCAGGATCTCCTTCGCCTCGGCCAGCGACACGATGGTGGCGTCGGGCAGCGGCTGGATCTCGAAGGAATCCGAGAACGCGCCGGGATAGGTCGGGTCGACGTTCGTGAAGGTGAAGATGTGGTGCCCGGCCTGGGCGCTGGTGAACGTCGCCACATAAGACCCGGACCCGACCGCGCCGGAATGGCTGACCACCGGGTTCACCGTCGTCCCGTCAGGCTGCACCACAGCGCAGGTCACCGAGGCCAGCAGCGTCGCGTCCTGCGGGTTACCGCCCGTGTCGGTGCTGAGGAACGCGAGGGGCACCTGCGCCCCGGTGAACCACGGCGTGACCGCCGGCATGACCCCTCACCTCCTCTTCTTGCGGGACCGGGGCACCCGAAGGCACCCCTCAGGCCACGGGCACCCCGGCGACTATCCGGCCGCCAGGGCTTTCCCGTTGCCCATCGCGGTCTTCGAGTGCGCCAGCACCCGGAGCTTGCGGATGCCCTCGGCGACCTCGCGGCGCACGTCGGCCTCCTTCGGCCGGGTCAGCCCGATCGCCGCCAGGTGGAACAGGTGACCCTCGCCGACCGCCGGGCTGAGCGTGGTGACCAGCAGATGCCACCCGGCCGCGATCACCTGACCGCCCGGCGTCGGCACCGGCACCGGACCCCAGGAGACCGAGACGCCGAACGTCTCGCCGAAGCACTGCTTCCCGGTCTCGTCCTCGGCCCACGCCTGCGCCTGGGCTGTGATGTCCTGCGCTGCCATGGGTTCAGGCCGCGACTTCGGCGGAATCCGGCACGGGAGCAGCCTCGGCGGCGGCACGCTGCTGCTCGTCAGCGACGGCCTGCGCGGCGACCTGCTTCGTCTCGGCTTCCACCGACTTCAGCAGCTCCGCCAGCATCACCCGCGTGCTGTCCGGCACAGCCAGGCCGATCGCCGCCTGCACCAGCGGGTCCGCCTCGATCTTCCCCGCCAGCTCCATGAGCCCCGGCAGGTGGCTTTCGAGCAGGTCCCGGCCGTGCTCGAAGTGGGCCTTCACGTCGTTCACGATCTCCGCCAGGGTCATGACTGGTCGTCTCCTTCGAGGGGTTGCCGGCCGTCCCCGCGGACAGCCGGCTGATCTGCGCGCGGAGTTCCGCCGCGCGGTCCCACGCATAGGCGCCCTCCGCCAGCTCGAGTTCGGAGTCGAGCTGGCCGAGGATGCCCGCGCGGACGCTCACGATTTACTGCCTGCTGAGCAGCAGGTACGGGACCTTGCCGACTGTCGCGGCCATCGCCGGCAGCACCGCCGGGGCCGTGGCCGTGGCCACGAGGGCGCCACCGGAGGCGTACAGCGGCACCTGCCCGGTCAGCGCGACCGCGCCCGCGACCGCGCTCGACGTCATCGCGTCGATCGTGTTCCCTGTCGTGCCGCTCTGGTAGAACGCGATCCCCCAGATCGCCGGGCCTTGCGGCACGATCACGCCGGTCGACGGGCCCTGCGGCGTGCCCGCCGTCCCGATGTTGCTCACCGTCGCGGCGAGCTGGATCTTCTGCGCCGTCGCCGCCCACCCGGTCGCCGTGGTGTTGTCGGTGCTCTGCGCGAGCAGAGCCGCACCGGTGGCCACGCCGTTGTACAGCGCCACCCACGAGTGGGTCAGGGTGCCGCCCGCGACCGAGGCCAGGAACGACACGAAGTTGAAGATGTCACCGGCCTGCACCGGGACCGCGTAGACATTCAGGTTGGTCACGGTCGGGATGACCGTGGTCACGATGTCGCGCCGGCTGATCGTGCGCCGGTACGGCGGGATCGGCGACCCGTCGAGCAGCCACTCTTCCTCGGAGTCGGGGTACCGGCCCGAAGCCAGATCTGACATGTGGAGTTCCTCTCCCTCAGCCGCTTGGTTTGGTGCCGGGCTAGAAGCCGACCAGTCCGCCCGCAGCGCCCTGCGACAGGGCCGCGCCGAGCGCGCCGATCGAGTTGACGTTCCCGTAGCTGACCAGGTTCCCGGAGGCGTCCTGGTACCGGTTCGCAATGGACGCGTTGTACGCGTACAGCTGGAACCGGACCGCCAGGTTGCCGGACAGGACCTCCTGCAGGACCCGGGTCCGCATCTGGCCCTCCCAGACGAACAGGTCCTGCCAGCGCGCCGCGATCAGCGGCGTGAACACGTTCGCGTTCGTCGACGTGCCGCCGGATCCGTCGATCGGGGCCACGTGGCCGTTGGAGATCGCGCCCAGGTACGGCTGCGTCGCGCCGGTCCCGCCGAACGTCAGCGGGATGTTCGGGTCGATCCACAGCGGCAGCGACAGCATCCGGCCGGCCAGGCCCTCGGCCAGCGCCGCACCCGAGGCGGCGGCGACCTGGTTGAAGTTGTTGCCGCCATCCGTCGGCACCACCAGCGGCCGGCCGGTGGAGTCCGTCGACGTCGACAGCGCCCACCACACAGCCGGATTCGCCACGAACGCATCCGGCGCCAGGAACCGGTTCCGGGACACCCTGGAGATCAATTGCCCCGATGCGGTGAACAGCGACGCCGCACCCGTGAACTGCGCCGTCGTCAGGCCCGACGCGTAGGCGTAGAACCCCTCGTTGCTCGGGCCCGCCGTCCCTAGCGACGCGTTGCCCCACAACTGCCCGTTCTGGTACAGGCCGTTCAGCTGCGGGTATCCCGCGCCCAGGAGGAGCTGAGCGGAGAACTGCATGTTGTAGTCCGCGGTCAGGTCCCCGAAGATGATCTCGTCGTAGTTCAGCGGCGACTGGTCCAGCAGCTGCATCGCCGCGTCCTGCTGACCCGCGATCGTCATCACGCGGCCCTGCACGAAGTTGTCCGCGATGTCCCGGCCAGGCAGCGGCGCGCCGTCGCCCGGCTGCGTCCCGGTCGCCGTACCGAGGGTCAGCCGCGGGATGTTGATCGAGTCCGTGCCGCTGGGGAGCGGGAAGTTGTGCCACAGGTCCGCGAACACGCGCCCGGCCCGCAGGTACTCGATGTACTCATCCACCAGCCACAGCGGCGGCACCTCATACCCGCCCTGCCCGTCGGTCCGGGAGATGATCCGCTTCTCGAACACCGGGACGCCGGAGGCGAGGAACCGCTCATAGGTCCGCCGCTCCAGCCGCGCCATGCGGCGCTCACGCGGCGTGCCGCCTTCCAGCCCCTCGCCGGACAGCACCGACTCAAGCCGCCGCTGCGCCCGCTTCTGCGCACGCTCTTCCCGCTGCGGCATCTCGACGCGGAGCTCGGCCTCGTGCCGCTCCTGCCGCGCCTGCGCTTCGCCCCAGCCGCCGTCGCCGTCGCCCTTGCGGAAGTGCACGCGCGCCTGGTCCAGGAAGTAGGAGTGACCGGAGTACTCGCCGTAGGTCGTCGGCTCGCTGGTCACGGTCACGCCCGACGCGCGGCCGGTCACCGGAGCCGGGTCACCGGCGCGGAGTTCGGCGGCCCGCTGCTCGCGGTCACGCTGCTCGCGCATCCGCTTCAGCTGCTCGTCGACCTCGCCGATCTCCCTGGTGGCCTTGTCGTAGGACGCCAGTTCCTCGGGGGTGTTGCTGAGGGTTTCCCTGGCCGCGGCGAGATTCAGGGTCTCGGTCGCGCTGGCCAGCAGGGCGGCGCGGCGCTCTTCCAGCTTGCGGATCAGCTCATCCACGGGAGTTAGTCCCCTTCACGAGGCACGCTTCGACGTGGGCGCGTCATCTCGTGGGGACTGGCGTACGGGCCGCATGCCTGCGGGGGTGCGCCTGTCCGGGACTACTTGATCAGCCCGTAACGATCGTCACTGTAGGCGCATGATCAGCCTGGGGTCAAGCGAACAGCGGCCGGATTTGAACCTGGGTCATAGAGCGGGACCCCTGTCAGATCCCTCTAAGAACCGGCCAGGGTCCCGCCTTACTCCCAACTGAGCATCTCTATGAGACCACAACTAGCCGGCGAGCTTCAGCAACTCCAGCCGCCGCCTTCGCAACGCCAGCGAGTCGCCCGACTCCGACTGGATCGGCACACCCTGGTCGTCGATCACGATCTTCCCGTCGGTGTCGTACAGCGCCCCGCCGCACTGATCGCAGTACTTCGCGTCCGGTGCGTTCAGCGCTCCGCCCGCAACCGTGCACGAGCTGGACGGGCATTGCATCGACCCCGGTGCTGCGTGCGGAGCCGGGTCATAATCCGGCGCGTCGGTGTAATCCGCCTGGAACGCGCCTCGACGCTCACCCGCACCCGCCGCCGACCACCGGTCAGCCCCCGCACCCATATCCCCCGCCAGCTCATGCCCGCAGCTCCCGCAGTACTTCGCATCCGCCGAGTTCCACCCGGAGCAGCTAGAGCACTGCTGGCTCATGTCCTCCACCCCGGTCATGTTGTTCAGCCCGGCCTTCGGCTGCATCGCATGCCCGCACTGGTCGCAGTGCCGCGCCGAATCGGCGTTCACGCTGTGGCAGACCGGGCATTCGTTCGTCTCGCCGTCGTGCGCCGAATAGGGCTGCGTCGGGGTCCGCCGCTCACCCGGCCGGCCGGCCGACAGCGTAACCATCGTCGACCCCGCCGTCGCCGACGACGCGCCCAGCGCCACCGCCGACACATCCCCGCGGTGCAGTTCCAGATCCAGCATCGCCCGCGTCTCCCAGTCCGGCGACCACTCCTGGCCCATCGTGACGAACCCGATCGACATCTCATCCATGTCACCGCGCTCGACCGCGGACGCGAGGTTCCGCACATCGCTCCGGCCGCCGTCCATCCGCGCCTCGACCAGCAGCCCGCGAGTGTCCTGCGACAGGGTCAGCGTCCCGTTCCTCGTCCGCGCCAGCGGAATACCCGCGTCGTTGTGCCCGATCAGGAACGGTACGTCCAGCTCGGGCCGCGCCAGCGACCGGCTGAACGCACCCGGCCGCACAATCTCCGTATACGGGTCGCCCCACGGATCCCACATCTCAAACGGCGCGTCGAACACCGACCCGTAGCCGGTGAACAAGAAATCCGTCCCCCCGCTGCCGTTCGGCTTCGCCCGCATCTCCAGCGTCATCCCGCGCCGCTCAGCCCGCCGGATCATCGACCCGCGACGGCGGCGGCGGAGCTCGAAACGGGCCTGGTCGGCGGTCTTTGACTCGTCGACCTCGATCCCGAACTTCTTGCACGCGGCGAGGACCTTCGGCCGTGCCTTGTCGCCGAACGGCGACGTGGACAGCCGCGCCAGCGCATTCCTGGCGTGCGCCTCATCGTGCACGGGGAAGTGCCGCAGCGACCGCGGCGTGGTCTTCCCCTCAGCGTCCTTGGTGCCGCCGTCCTCTATGTACGCGAACGCGGAGTCGGGCAGGTCGTTGATCGATGCGGACGACATCGCCGCCCGCGTGTCCATGATCGTCATCTCATTCTCCCTGCCTCAACAGAGATTGCCGACCGGCTGGCCCGAGCCGCATTGCCAGTCGCCGCGACACACGGCTGACAGCCCGGCAGCCGCGGATCACCACCGGGCCGCACTGCAACCGTCACCAGCCCGTCGCAGACAGCCACGCCCGGATGATTGAACTCGCACAGGCACGCGCAGGGCCTCATGCTCATTCGCCCTGCCTAACGGGGGCGACGGGTGGCGGCAAGGGGGTTACGAGCGCGTCGATCATTTCCTTCTGATCCGGCGTCAGCGGCGCCCGGTCCACGATCTCCCGGCCCTCATCCTGCGTGATGATCCGCGACCCGACCGCCATATGCAGCCCGGTCCACAACGTCTGGAAGTCGACCCGCAGCAGCGAGTCCAGGTCAAACTTGCAGTACTGCCCCGGCGGCAGACAGGCGCCCCACCACATCTCCCACTTCTTGATCCACCGGAACATCGTGTACGTCAAAAACGAGAGCGCCCGCTGCTCCACATTCGCATACGTGATCGCCGAACCCTCGGACTCGCAGCCCACCATCTCCGGCGCGACCCGCATGAACCGGCACACCTTGGAGTCGGAGAGTTTCTGCGTGGCGAGGAACTGCGACTCGTCTGGATGGATCTGGATCTGGTCATACTTCCACCCGCCGCCGAGCACCACCGGCTCACGGCTCCCGTGCAGGGCGGCCATAAACCGGGCCTTCAGCGTCTGCGCGTCCTTCAGGCTGACCTCGTCGACCTTGTCGTTGGTCAGCAGGCCGCTGGGGTGGCCGCCGTCCTCGAAGTACTGCGAACCGAACTGCTCTGCCGCCAGACCCAGCCTCGTCGCCCGCACCCCGTACATCACCGGCGACATCCCGATCGGGCTGCCCGGCCACCGGAACATCGCCTTCCGCCACAGCCGCTCATCAGGAATGACCTCAGACCGGAACTTCGTCTCATACGTGCCGTCCTGCAGCCTGCGCACGTGCACGAGGCCGGGGTTCTCGAGCTCCACCTGAGTCGGCAGCATCAGCCGGTCCCGCGCCGCGACCTGCCCGTACTGCGTCCCTTTCAGGCAGTTAGCCATCGTCCCCATGTAAATGAAGTCGTAAATGTCGTCATGCGCGCCCGGCCACTGCAGGATCTGCGGCTGCCTGCTGACCCGCGTTGCCGACCCGGCGCCGTACCCGGGTCCCTCATACGCCCACGGGGTCAGCATCGCCATCGTCGAGGAGATCAGATCCGAGCACGACCACCACGCCGAATGGTGCAGCGCCCCGTCCGGGTCACCGGCCGCGTGATCCTGCAGCGCCTGGGTGTACGGCCCGACCGGCGGCGAGATGAACGTGAGCATCCGCTGCTCAAGCTGACGACTCCGCTCGGAACGCTCGTAACCCGGTTTCGGCCCGGCGAAGACACCCACCTAGAGCCGCTGGTCCAGCATCAGGCAGAACGCTCCAGCGACCATGAACCCGGCCGGCCTGAACACGGCCCACGCCCCGTAACTCACCAGGGCCGCGCCGCCGACACCCGGCACCGACCGCGACCACCCCAGTACCCGCCCCGCAACCGCACCCACCAGCTCCGCCGCGCGGCCGAGCCCGGCACGCCATGAGACGCCGATCGCCGGGCGGCCATGCGAGACAACAGCCAACACGCACCTGCCACAGGTCAGGACTAACGGTCGTTACCGCAAGGATGCCACAGCCAGCACAGCAACGGTGATCACGGCTATTAGAAGCCTTCGACGCGCGCCAGATGCAGCCTGCCAGCCCGAGACGCCTGCCACACCAGCTCGCAGACCGGGCAATGCTTCGTACCGACGTGCACGAGATCCGAATGCCCGCACTCAGGGCACAGCGTCCCGAGCTTCCACCCGGTCGGCGCATGCCACTCACAGAAGTTCACGCCGCTCTCCTCACCACATGGTGTTCAGGATGTCGATCGGTTTCGGTAGCCGCCGGATCGCCCACACCCCCATGCAGGTATTCACCGCCGCGTCGATGCGCCGCTTCGACTTGCCCTTGGACAGCGTGAATCCCCGTTCCTGCGCCCGCTTCGCTGCCGCCAGGACCTGACGGCCGAACTCGAGGTCGCCGTCGTGCACGATCTGCGGCGGGTCAGCCGTGATCGCCGTGAACGTCTCCCCCACCGCTGGGGCCATCAGCGCCGCGGTCTGGTCGAACTGGATCACCGCAAGGCCCTCATCGTCTTCGAGCATCCGCGCCGGCAGCTCGAAGAACCGCGGGTCGTACACCAGGCCCCGGAACGCGTCGCCGAGGCCGCGGGCCGCCGTCACGATATACTCGTAGACCTCCAGGTGATCGATCCGGCCGCCCGACGGCAGCCAGATCTTCTGCGTCACCGCGATCCGCCCGTCGGCCAGCAGCCGGAACGTCCCGACCGCCGTCGAGTCACGGGTCAGCGACATGTCAACCGCCAGCACCGACGCCTCATCGCCGGCCAGCGACCACGTGCCCTTGCACCTCCCCCAGGCCGCCGGGTGC